TATGCCGAAATCTTCATCAAGGCATAGTTCGGAAAGGTCTTGTGCTTCATGTACTCCTGTTCCGCGTCGTGAAGTCCTATCCGCATAGCGCACCCCGCTTCACAACTCCACAATTCCGCCGATGTTGTCCACGTCTGCCCGCGTGACGCTCCGGCGTTTCAGAATTCCCGCAATCACGGTCCCGTACTTTTCCCAGCGCGCCGACACAAGGACGAAATACCGCAATTCTGGGTTCATCGTTGCCCGAACTTTCAAGGCTCCCAAAATCCGGTCGTCAATCTCCATTTTCAGGGGATAGACGGCAATTCTTCCCGTGTCCTTGTCAATTTCGCGGCAAATCGCCATAAGGCGCATAGGCTTCCGCGGCTCTTGCTCCGGGCGGCGTGGCTCCCACTCGGACCGCCTGCAATCACAAAGTTCGCCCGCGTCCAAATGCGCCCCGCAATTCGGGCATTCCCGGTAAGGCGTTCCCATGTTGACCGCTCCTTTCTATTCTTTCTTCCTCAATTTCAGGTATATTGACCAACCCGTGAAATCGTTGTATTTGTACTCAATCCCGTAATCTTCGTCCGTCAGGGTCCAGCCGGGATATTTCTTTTCCCAAAACTCCCGCCCCGGACGTTCCCGCGCCCACTTCTCAATCTGCCGCCGATTGTACTTCCCGTCATTCGTTCGGCTGGTGGGGCGTTCAAGGTTCTGCGAGGAAGTCCACCGCTTCTTCCCGCCGCTTTGCTTCACAAGGTAGACACAAAGGGCGGCTATGCCGTTTTCATCGGCTTGCAGGCGGTCAGCGTTGCAAAATCCGATTCGATCGCCTTTCTTCTGGCCCTTGCGTTTTCGCTTCCTCCACAGCTCTTCCACCACGTCACGGTCTAACCCGCCGTTCATAACGATATGGTGATGAATACGAACGGGTGTGTCGCTGTTTCGTTTGGTGGTGTATGACGTGATCAGCAGATATTTCAGCGGCGGCAATCCCTCTTTCTCCCTGCGGTATGAAATTCGGCGGAGGTAGTTTGTCGCTTCCCGTTCCGCGTCCTCCACCGTGGCCGGAAGATATTTCGGGCTGTATGTAGCCGATACATGAAGCGCGTCCGGGTCGTCCCCGAAATTCAGGTTTCCAAGCTGGATAAAATATCGCCGGGCGTTTATGTCGTTCAGGTTCTTTTGCTTTGGCTCCGATTCTCGCACTTTCTTCGAGCGGGTCCGCCTTGTGGCTCTGTACTGCGCGTCTGTGTACTGGAATATGTCAACTTCCCGGTAACTCTTTCCGCAATAGATTTTCTTTTCTCTGATAAATGTTCGCACTTTGCTTCACCCTCTTTCTGCGGATGATGAAGCGGGCGTGTCCTGTCTTTCCGGTCTGCTCCCCGTCAGGGCGCAAAGGGGGAAGAGGGTTCCTATCCTGCGCCCCCTCCCTCTTCCCCCTTTGCAATCCCCCTTTACCCTCGGCGGCGCAAAAAGAGAAAGTGAAGAGGGAAGAGGACGTGGAGTAGGACCGCTGAACCCGTGCTTTCTTCCTGTCTGCGTAACAAGGCTTCGTCGGAATGATAATACCCATTACAAGCCCGCTACGCCGCATAAAAACGGCGTTGTTTCTTGACTTTTCCGCCGCTTTTTGCTATACTTTCGTTAGGTTGATAGATGATATATTTTCATCGGCGGAATCCGCTTCGCGTTGCTTTGCAGAACAACGCGGGGCGGTTTTTCTTATGTACTTTTTGCGGCGGCGGGGAGGGGTTTACCCCTCCGCCGCCTTTTTGTCTGCCTCTTCCTGCGCGATCTCTTCCGCGTCCTGCTTTGACTGGAACAGGGCGGCAACCACCGCGCCCAGCGCGTCGCCCCACAAATAGGGCGGATAATCGTTCAGCGCGGACATGAGCGCGTCCACGGCTTCCAGCTTCATTTCTTCACGGCGCGCGGCCTGCTCTTCTTCGTCGTCCTCTCCGGGGATAGATACCAAGATTACAGATTTCGGATAGCAAAGCGGGCGAACGCCCCTGCCGCCGTAGCACGCGTAGTCCCAGTCCATCGCGCCGGAGGAATTGACGCTGCGGACGCGGTACGAGTTCGACGCGTCACACGTCCACGGGGTCAGGTTCCAGCACCATTCGTCCACGGGCGGGGTGATCTCCCGATACTTGCGGCAAAGCGCGTCGGACCGCAAAGCGATCTTGTCCGTGGCGGTCCCGTAATCGGTCATTCCGTCGTCGGCGGTCAAGTCGCTTTCCCAATCAAGGAACGCGGCCCGGTCCGCGCCCTCCTGAACCAGCGCGTCGAGGAACGCCCCGTTCAGTTCCCGGCGCAAAGAGGATTTCCGCCAGTCGTTGCAGTTCTCTTCATCGAACGCCCGGAGAAAAACAGGCTCCGCCGCCAGACAAAGCGTTCCCGCGCCGATGTCCTCGAATTTGACCCATTCCACGCCGCCATACATGAAGCGGTCGCCCGGTTTCAGTTCAGCAAGTTTTTTCATGGTCCTTTTCCTCCCGAAAAATAGATTTGATTTCCTTGATATAGTCCCGCACCGTTGCGGAAATTGTGTAGTAGAACACGGGGAGGAAGAGGGCGAAAACTTCGCCGCCGATCGCCTTATATCCCCGTTCTGTCAGGGCGTAGGCCGCACCCGCTCGAAACAGCAGGACCCCGGCCACGGTCAGGGCCGCATATTTCGCCACGGTCCAGCCGTTCAGCCGGACGCGCCGCCGGGTGTTCTTCTGGCTCCGCCGCCGCGGTCGGGCTTGTCCCGCTCCAATGGTGATTGTTCTGATTTCCTGCGTCATGGTGTCGCCTCTTTCTCGAATCTGAACCCGGCCTTGAATGCTTCTATGCACTCTTTAGCAATCAGGTCTTTCAATCTGCCGTACTCCAAATAGTCGTTGTAACTTCCGCCCCGCAGGTACGCCGGGCGCGCTCCGATTTCCTCCATGTCTGCGATCAGACTTTTAACCCGTTCGTTCAGTTCTTCCGGGGTCATCTTCTCCCGCTCCTTTTGGCAACGTGATTCAGTCCACCGCCGCGATTGCAACGGCGCGCCCGTTCCGGTCCAGCAGTTCGCCTTGCACGTGAAGTCCTTTCCCGTCCGGGGTCTTTCGGTAAATCACCGCCGTTATTTTCTGATAGGTGATACCGCCGAACGCAACCGGGCGTTCATCCAGAAAAGCCCGCTTCAATTCATTCACTGTCACGGCGCGCACCGCCTTTCCGGGAAATCTCGTATTCTGCCCCGTAGCGGCGGCGTTTGCACCGCCAACAGGTGATTTTCAGGTTCTTTCCGCCAGCTATGCGGGTTATGTCGTGCTTCCCGGCCTTTTTTAGTTCGAGGAAGCAGGGCAAGCAGAATTGACGCTTCACAGCTTCACCCCCTCTTTGATTTTCAAATAGAATTCCTCCGGGGTCATGTCCGCCGGAACGGTCAAACTGATTGCGTGGAACTGCTTACGGCATTTCGTACATTCCCGCCGCTCGATTGCCCCCACGGTCCAGATATTCACACTTCCGCCGTGGCCGGGGTAAAGTCCGATTTCTCCGCAACGGGGACAAACAACACGCAAGCCATTTTTCACGATCTCGCCGGATTCTCCGTAAATCACGCCGTTTGTGGCCTCTCGCGCTACGTTCTTCATTCCGGTTCCCTCTCGATCACTTCACAATCCCCGGCGCGGATTCCCAAATAGTTCCCGCCGTGGTGGATGAAATAGACTGTTTCGCCGTCCCCGGTCGTCGATACCCCTTGCACGTAGAAAATCCGGCCTTTCTCAACAAGCGGAATTTTTGTATCGCGGGTGATTCGGATTTTCACGCCGTCACCCTCTTTCCCAAATCCGCTTGACTTCTTCGCAACAGTAGTTCGCCCCGTTGGTTAGCACCCAATCTTTCAGATCGTCCCGCTGGGCGCGCTTGCAATGCCGTTCCAGCGCGTCGAAATCGTCTTGCAGGGTGTCAGGGTTAAGGAATTTCAGGGTTTGCCCCGTAGCGAACGCCAGTTCAGCCGAAACCACAATGCACCCTGTTCCGTCGTAGGTGTCCGGGTGAATGCGAATGAACAGGTTCCCCAACCTCATTTTGAAGTAGCCGGGCATTGCGGTTTCTTCTTTTGTCAGGCCCTTTGTGGTCCCGAATTCCTGCATTGCCACGGCGCGGGCTTTCGTGGCCGTCAGTTTCACGCCGCCGGGGTATTCTTTTTTCTTCATGGTTCCGCCTCCGCCGCCATAGCTTCAAGCCCTAACCACCAGCCCGGACTATTCCGTTTGTCCTCATAAGGACAAGGGCTTCCATCGTCACAACTGACTTTCCCGCACCCGGCGCAATAGTTCCGCTGGAATTCTTCGTCCCACGGCCCTTCCAAAATCGGCAAGGCCCGCAAGAACGCGGCCAACGTCTCCGGGTTTTTGGTGATCGCTTCAAAATTAGTTGCCAACTCGCACGCCCCCTTTAGCATTCGCCGCGGCGGGCTTCCCGCGCCGCTTGAAATTCTCCTGAACTCTCTGTTGTGCAAGAACGGGGTTGTATTCCCGCCGCTGGTTGCGGTCAAGTTCTCCCGTTTCGCCGCGCTTCAATTCGCGGTAGACCGTCGCCGTTGTCACACCAAGCCCTGCGGCAATGTCGGCCACGCGGTCCCCGTTCAGGTATCGGGCGGCGATTTGCTCCCGGTCCCGAAAGTCTATGTATCTGTACTGCCGCACCACATTTCACCCCCGTTCTGTTTCTGCTTCCCGCAGGCGCGGTGGTGGTACGCCGCGCCTGCGGCCTTTCATTCGTAAACTTGATAAATCTCGCCGTTTTTCATCAGCCACGCCCGCCCCGAACAGTTAAAGCGGATGAAGTTCCAGTCCGTCGCGTCATAGTACGGGGTCCCGATGATTTTTACCCGGCTTGCCTCGAACCCGAATTCCTCGCAAACTTCAATCCGCGCGGCCTCTTCGGTGATCTCTTCGGAACAGTTATTGACCACCCATTTCTCGCGGCCCACTTGATACGCAATAACCGCTTCCGGTCTATTCACGCACCATCTGTAATGCGCGTACTGCATAACGTCGCCCGCAGTCAGCCGCCCCGCGTTTACGTGTTCCATGACCGCCTCGTAAAGCCCCGACGCGTCAACCAGTTTCCCGCGGCTCATAACCTCCGCCGCGAACTCTTCTTCTGTCAGGGTGATTCCGTGTTGTGCTTTCCACGCCCGGTCATAGCCAGTTTTTAGCGCGTCGCTCGAATCGTACAAATATCCGTTATCCAGCACGAATTTTTCAAACGGTTTCAGATTTGCGAAATCCGCCGTTTCCCTGATTTTCTCGGCCAGCAAGTCACCATATCCGGGAACTGCCCCCACATTCTCCGGGAGGCCCGCCCGCTCGTTTTCATCGTAAATCCGGCTATCCGGGTGCTTGTCGCTCCAAAACTCAATGCACCCGCCGTCGTTCACCTCGTAGAACGTCCCGTTCTCTTCCGTCGTGTAGGTCTTTCGGATTACGTTCCCCTCCAAGGTGGACATTTCCTTGTACTGAACTCCACCGATGATTTCCGCTTTCGCGGCCTCGTACTCTTCAAAAGAAACGTGCGTCATGTCGGTTCCTCCCTTGTATTTCTGGCTCTGTTATGGTAAAAAAATAAATGCGATAGAACTTTCACCCGTCGTTCGACGTGGTGTTTGTTCTTTCGCATTTAATATTACAAGGCGCGGAGCCGCCGAACCTGGAGATTTTTCCTTGAAATAGGGGAGTGGCTTTGCTATACTATACTAGTTATAGTATGTGATCTGGCTGAGAGGCCGAATGAGGTGAGAGTTTGTATCTGCGCGCATTGGAAATCCAGGGGTTTAAGTCCTTTCCAGACAAGACGGTCCTGAATTTCGGCGAGGACATCACCGCCATCGTGGGTCCCAACGGCTCCGGCAAGTCCAACATCTCCGACGCTATCCGGTGGGTGATGGGGGAACAGAGCGTCAAGGGCCTCCGTGGCGCCAAGATGGAGGACGTGATTTTCGGCGGCACGGAGAAGCGCAGCCAGGTGGGCTTTGCCCAGGTGACGCTGGTGCTGGACAACACGGAGCACATCTTCCCCACCATGGAGGAGAGCGAAGTGTCCGTCACCCGCCGCTATTACCGCAGCGGCGAAAGCGAATACTACATCAACCGCCAGTCTGTCCGGCTGAAGGACTTGACGGAGCTGTTCCTGGACACCGGCATGGGCCGGGAGGGCTACTCCATCATCGGCCAGGGCAAGATTGATGAGATCCTCTCCGCCAAGAGCGGGGAGCGGCGGGAGATCTTCGAGGAGGCCGCCGGCATTTCCAAATTCCGCCACCGGAAGGAGGAGGCGGAGCGGAAGCTGGAGCGGACGGAGGAGAATCTGGTCCGCATCAATGACAAGATCGCCGAGCTGGAGCTTCAGGTGGAGCCCCTGCGGGAGCAGGCGGAGAAGGCCAGGAAGTATCTGGTGCTCCGGGATGAGCTGCGCCTTCTGGAGATCTCCGTCTGGCTGGAGAACCTGGACACCCTGAAGGCGGGCGCCCGGAAGCTGGAGGCGGACTTTCACGCCGCAGAGTCCCAGCGGGACGAGGCCCGCGCCGCTCTGGACGCCCTCTATGCCGAGGGGGAGCGGTACAGCGAGCGGATGCGGGAGAAGGACATGGAGGCTGAGCGGGTCCGGACAGAGTCCGCCGTTCTGGAGGAGCAGATCAAGGAGAAGGAGTCCGCCGCCGCCGTGCTGGAGAGCACCGTCACCCACAACCGGGAGAACATCCAGCGGGCGGAGGCGGAGCTGGCAGAGGCGGAGAGCCGTTCCGGCGGCCTTGCGAAGCAGGCGGAGGAGCAGGAAGCCCGGGTGGCGGAGATCGACCGCCGGATCGGGGAGCTGAACGGTGCGCTGGCCGCCCTGCTGGAGACCGCCCAGACCATGGCGGAACAGGCCGGCGGTGCCCAGAACGAGGCGGAGCGCCTGCGGGCACAGGAGGCCCTCGCCATGGCCGCCGCCGCGGACGCGCGGGCGGAACTGGCCGCCGCCGCCGCGGAGAAGAAGCAGATCCAGGAGCGGCGGGAGGCCGCAGAGCGAGACAGGGCCGCCGCGGAGG